GATTCCTTCTTCTTCCGGTTCTTTGTCCAGTAACTAACCTCGTAAGCTTTCACTCGCTTGAATGCTTTGTACGCTTCACCGGCTTCCTTGCGGCTCAGCACCATCACTCCATTCCCATCGTTCACGATTCTCTTCACATTATCGCTCATCGCCCACCTCCGAGTGCGTAGTGCAGGATCAGGAGCGCATCGCAATTACCTAGGGTCACATCGAGTTGTGGGTACAACTCCTGAGCCTTGCTCTTGAGCTTTCGCTTCCACTCAGGACCAGTGGCGCACGCCTTTCTACCGCCGAGTCCGAGAGGTTCCTGCCAGATCTTGGGTTCGACTCGGTGCAGTGCGTAGCCCTGAGAGTAGGCCAGTCCTTGGATGATGCCGTAGTTCTCGTGCAGGGTGGCGACCGAAGCAGCGGGTGTCAGCTTGGACACGAACTTGGGAACCTTCTCAATCCACAAGTGGCTATCTGCTAATTTGAATCCGCTTAGTAGTTGCGCCATATCGGGCAATGATTCGGGCATTGGGAACAGTAGGATGCCGTCCTTGGTGTGGATAGCGAACCCGCCGTTTACGCCTGGGTCACAGGCTACGATTGTTTTGTTCATTGGTTTTGGTGTTCTGCGATTTGATGGTGAGAGAGTGGCCTACATAGATCCCCGCGATAACGCACAGTGGCATCAGCACGGCCATACAAACGATTGTGATGACGGTGTTCATACAATATAGCATCCAAGTTCCTTGTAGCATTTGAGACGTTTCTTCGCGTGAGCCATAGCCAGCGGATGGAAGGTGTCCTTGAAGTCGTGGATGATCGCGTGGTCCTTTCCTGGCGCACGGCGCAATGCACGGCTGGCCCGCTGGATAGTCTTCTGGGCACTGCGACCACCGGAGACCATGACCAGTGTGTGGACGTTCGGCAGATCCAATCCCTCATCGGCCAATGAAGTGGCGATCATGGTGCTGATATTCCCAGCTTTGAACTCCTCGATTGCTTCGCGTCGAAGCTTCTTCGGCATCTTAGAATAGACGAGTACGGAGCCTCTCAATGCCAGCATGTAATGCTCACCGAGGGTTACCCGTGGAACCAGAACGAGGGTGGGGTGCTTGGGTCCACCGGATGCGGCCATCATAGTCGCCATGTCGTTCCTCGCCTTATTCTGGCAGATTCCGATATCGACCAGAGCTTCCCAAGCGCACATCGCTCGGAGTTCCTGGTGGCGGATACGCATGTAGCGTTTGCGATCAGCGAAGAGTCTTTCGATCTGGTCATCGATCCGTTGCTGGAGCATCGGGTCTGTCGATGGGTGCATGTACACATTAGCGTGGGCCAGAACATTGCCCAGTTCCTCACGCTTGATCTCGAAGCTGTTGTTGGCAAAGAGATAACGAAGTGCGGCGTTGCGCTCTGGGTCATCGCACCACGGGGTGGCATCGAAACCGAAGACCGATCCGGGGCAGGACTCGATGATTCTTCTCCAAGTCTCGGCTGGCGCATGCTTCGCCTCATCGACGATCAGGACGGCCTTCTTGGAAAAATCGACTGACTCATGCGGGCACCGGACTTCGACGCGGGAGATGTCTACCCCGGCAGCGATAAGCGCACTGGTTGCCTGATTGCAGGTCTCGCGGGTGGGGGCGAGCCATCCGAAGCTCACATTGGGAAATTTGGTGGCAGCGTGTTTGATGATCGAGGAAGCGATCAGTGTCTTGCCGCATCCTGCTGGTGCGATGATGAGTCCACTGTTGGCAAGCATGGCCCATTCGACCGCTCGTTGCTGGTATGGACGAAGCAGAAATGCTTGCGTCGAAATGGTTTCGGGATGATCTTTGGTCTGCATAGCGTGTCGTTGCGCTCTGTTTGTTTGTTTTGGACTCATATCACCCCCCGGAGGCTGCACACTCCGGGGGGCTTTGTTTTATGGGTTAGATGGTGTCGATGTCGGACGGCACCTTCTTCATGCGACGAACGCGAAGAGCGATCTGCTCAGCACCGTTCTTGTCGGTGTACTTCTCCTCTTCGAGGACGACGATGAGCGAGAGTCCTACGAAGCCTTGGAGGAATCGGAAGAAGGCTCCGTTGACGCTAAAATCGAACTCGGCCCCATCATCGATGTTGGCTTCGGTCGCGCTGATGAGGGCTTGAATGCGCCACATCATGGTCTCCTTGAGCAGGAAGCGGTCGCTGATGACCTCACCATTTGCGCCCTTGTAGCGGAGGGTGGCAACGCTGTTGCCGGACTTGTCGAGACCATCATCCTTACAGGAATTGATGACCACGGTGTATTCGCCGGGACCAGCGAACGGCTTAACTTCTGCGGCGGAACGATCAACTTTGAATGTCATGTGAGTATGTATGTGTTGGTTTGTTTATTCGGACTGACGAGCCGCCCACACGGGCAGCGAAAGGGATTGGATCTGGGATGAGTAACAGGGCCAAGAGTTGAGTTCTTGGCATTCGATGAATGTCTTGAGCTGCTCATCAATGATGGATTGACCCACATCGATGGCCAGTTGATCGAGTTCGTAGCAAGCGACTCCGTAAGGAGCCTCCTTCTCGACTGCGATGAACACGAACCGGTTGATACCGGTGATACGCTGATACCAAGCGGCTTGAACGTGGTACCGGAACTGAGCGACGGACTTGGCGAAGGCGTTGGCCGATGCGTCCTGGGTGGTCTTGAGGTCTATGATGTAATCACTACCCATACCATCGATGCGGGCTTTGACCTCCACACCGTTCCAGTTGTCGAAGTACGAGACCTCGGCCTTGATGCCATTGAGTAGGCCAGAAGCTGCTGGATGAGCGTGAACCGCAGCGGCTGCTCCGGTGATGTTGTCCCACTGCTCTTGAGGCAGAGGGGTCTTGCCAGAGTCCAGAATGGCTTGCCACGCGGCCTTGCCCTCCTTGGTGCGTCGATCTCCATCGAACACCGTGTACTGGCCTACGAAGCGATCAGGCTCCAGCACGGCGCAATGAGCGGCGGTACCGAACTCCAGTGCGGGACTGGATTCGTTGCGGGTGGTCCCATCCTGCCAAGCGCGGAAGTGAGCGGGCGACTTGCGGAACTGATCGAGACCGGACTTCGAGAGTGCCTTCGTGGCGTGGTAAACCTCCGCCGCTAAGTTGTAGATGGCATCAGCCATTGGACACCTCCGTGGCAACGATCTCGGGGCTGACGATCACCGGCAGCTTGCTCAAGATCAGGTCAGGCTTGGCGATGTACTTGGAGGCGATGGAGTCATCCAGATCACGGAAGGTCTGACCATCCTTGATTCTACCTGCTTTGAGGAGCAGGGCGTTCACATCTTCCTCGCGATCCTCGAACAGGGCTTCGAGCTTTGCGGTGATGTCGAAGCTCTTGGTGGGGGCCGTAGCCACTTCGGTGACTGCGGGCTGGAAGTCTTCGGTCTCTTCCGGCGTGTAGATACCGGCGACCACTTCAGGAGCCAGCATGCGAATGGCTTTGGAGATGCATCGAGCGCGGAGCATTGCACCCGGATCTTTGGCCCACCCGGAACCCGGCTTGGCGGGCAGGAGCTGAGCGAGTTTCGCATCCTCGACCGAGAACCCGATCTCGCAGGAATTGCCGTCATAGGTCCAGAGTGCGATGGCAGCGCGGCTATCGAACTGCTTCCAGAGAACCTTGCCGCCACGGGCACGGTAACCGGCCAGCATGGCATCGCTCCTCATAGAGAGGGAGCCATTGATGATGTGATACTCTCTCTTGAAATCGAACGGGGTCTTCTTCTCGGCGGCGCATTGCCACGCGATTAGCTTACCCTGTTCGACCTTGGTGCATCCCAGCATTCCGCTGGCTGCGATCCACTCGCCCATCTTCTCGATGGCGGTGATGGGGTCACCGATCTTGGCGTACATTTCGCCAGAGTCGGTCTGTTGCGTTGTCGTTGCTATTGCATTCATTGTGGGTTTTGTCGGAGGAGTTCCTCGATTACATCGGAGCGGACACGGATAGTGCGCTTCGTGGCTTTCATAGCCGGAAGTTTTCCTGACCGAATCCACCGCCTTACCGTCTCGGGATGAGTCCCGAGAGCCGAGGCGATCTCTTGGACGGTTAGAAGTTTTACGCTCACGCAAGCGAATGTAGCCGCGTGTTGCAAACTGTCGAGAGAAATCTTTTGGGAATTTACTCGGACTTGTCTTCGCCAACGTATCGGCGGAGGAGCTGGATCTGCTGAGCTTGAGGTTTTTCAGCCACTTGCTTGAGAAAACCGTAGAACTGCTTGCGGTCTCGAAGCCCGGAAACACCGGCTCCCTTGGCCAGCACCTTTGACATGAGCGCGTAACCGAACGCGTCAGACATCTTGCTGAAGACGTTTACCGCAGGTTTCACGACTTCTCCAGCGGCTAGTTGAGCAGGAGCCTCTAGGGCAGCACGGCCAACTCGTTCAATGGCGGCACCTCGCACCGTAGAACCGGCCATACCAGCAGCTTCGCGGGCCGTTTCCATGACTCGGAATCCTGGAAGGAATGAGTCATCGATAGTCTTGAGCAGTTTTGGTCCAAGGATCAGCGCAACTTTCTCACGCATCTCAGGATTGGTCAGCTCAATCAGAGATCCGAGGTTCGGTTTCGGACCTGATTTACTCGCTTCGAGAAGCACGTTTTCGATTTCCCGTGCGCGAATGTTCAGGAGCGTGTTTGCGGCTTGTTTTGAGCCAGCAACTGCCTGTTTTTCAAGGGAACGCAGCACCGAATCAACCGTCGCGAGATCGGGAAGCGTCTGAACAGCTCGTGAGGCGACAGCAAAACCGGCTGGGGTTCCAGACTTGAGAAGCGCAAGGACCGCTTCTGGCCCCTTTTGTTGAGCTGGATCAAGGTTCTGCATGTACCGAACAAAACGATCCAATTCCGTCTTGGTTCCGAATCCAAGTTTCTGGAGTCCGTTTCCGCCCTGCTGAGCGATATTGTTGAGATCTCCAGCCAAATTCATCAAATCGAGTTGTCCAGTAGCCTTGTCGATTGATCTGTCAACGATGCCGGATCGGATGTCGTCGATGATCGGCTGCATGCTCGGAGCGTTGGCAACCTTCCGGTTTTGAAGGGTCTGAACCAAGGACTCTAGGTTTGCGAACTCTGGAGCCAACACGCCTTGAGATTTGACACCTCCAACGGCGGCTTGGCCCATCTGCCCACGCTCCATAGTCTCCGGGGCAAAGGCACGTTTGACACCGAAAACGTCCAGCTTGGGCCTTGTGGCTCCGTAGAACTCTTCTCCCGCTTTGATCGAGTCGGCCACATCCTGGCCAAGTACTTTAGGAGCTTGATCGGTGACAGTATCGGTCAGGCTTCCGGCAAGCTTACGAATATCGGCCTGAGCCTTGTTTCCAATCGCCTCACCAGAGTAATCAGCGAAATCATAAAGCTCATCTCGAATGGCTTGGATTTCTTTGAACGTAGCCAGTTGAGGAGTTGAAACGGTAAGGGGAGCGGTTGGATCAGCGGAATACGGGGCAGCGACCGTTGTCTTCCTTCCAAGTATTTTGCGAACGTCAGCCAAAGTGGACGTTGAGATATCTGGAATCCTCCGAAGGATTTCGTTGGCTCGATCAGCGAATGAAGCCTGATTCCCAACCCCGGTGAAGAGATCAAAAGCAGGAATATCCTCAGCTTGATTTGCTGGCCCATACAAGCGACGAGCTTCGGTACGAATCGCCTCCTTTGCCTGATTCGCAACACCTTCGATTCTTTGGCCCGCTGGAACCACTTGGTAAGGAGCAACAGCACCCGCTTTCACTCCGCCCTTGAGAGTCTCCATCTCGACAGCTTTAGTGAAAGACTGTTGAGCCTCAGCAAGAGCATCCTGAGCTACAACCCGTTGAGCTTCAGTACGGGCGCGATTAACGGCAACAAACGCATCGTTCACGCCTTGAGCTTCATTGGCCAATCTTGCTCCGGTTTCAGGGCTAAGACCTCCAATAGTTTGAGCGACTCGACTGACGAGATTCGCATTCGATTCAGCGGGCATTCCCGCAAGATCGGGTCGTGTTTGAATCGCCCTCGTTATTACCCTAGCTTGCTCAAGAAGCTGTTGATTAAGCTCCTGGCTTCCTGTCTGAGAAGCAACGCGAGTTTCTAGACCGGCAAATTCTGGGAACGCTTGTCCGAAAGTGGCTCTGATTTGACCTGGGGCGATTTTCTCAATGTTTTGAGCATTGATGATTCCGCTTGTAAGACGCTGCCTATTCGCACCGAGTACGGCCCCTAGACCCTGAAGAATCCCCGTTGGGGCACCCGACTTAACGCCTTCCCAAAACATCTCCCCGCCTCCTGTTTTACCTTCAGCGGCACCACCTGCGACTCCAGCTCCGGTGGCCATCAATATATTGCGAATCGGAGCAGCTTTCATTGTCGGAGAAGCTCCACGCAAAGCGGCACCGGCTATTTCACGAGGTCTATACTCTTGATCCTGAAGCAGTTTTTCGGATGTTTGGGCCGCAGCTTCTCCCGCACCAGCGGCACCACCTGTAATTGCCGCTGAACGTGCAAGTGCAGCAAGCCCACTCACAGGTCCAGCGGCAATTCCTGCGACAGCAGGAACTCCGTATCGGAGGGTTGCGGAAAGTGCTTTCCTCTCAGCTTCTGGACTAATCGGTCCAGCAGAGACACCTCCGCTCCGAGCTTCCGCTCGAAGTCGCGCCATTTCTCTTGCATCAAGTCTGGCTTGCTCTTGCTCACTTCGACCAAGTTCAGCTTCCAATGCAGCCAATTCAGCTTCTTCAGCAGCGGTAAGTGCCATAGTGTTTATCGGTTCTGCTTGTTCTTCAGTTCTTGATATCTGGACATTTTCTCAGGAGATAGATTGCCTTTAGCAGCACCTAATCCTCCAAAGTTGTACCTCTGTTTCGTATCAATCCATTGATTGCGAGCATCCTGAACCTCCTTCTTTGTCACAGGATCAACAAAGATACCCCTTCTGTCATACTTACGCTCAATCTCATCCTTGCTCATAATCGAATCAACCAACTCGATTACACGAGGAAGGAAGTTTGATTGATTAGGATTGCCAAAGAGTTGTTTAGCCGTTTCAAACTCGTTGTCGGTAAGAGATGCTCCAAAGAAGTCTTTGCGTTGTTGAGCAATGAGTGCCTGAAACTCTTGAACAACATTGTTGATGGAACGAAGTCTTGCATCTTCAGCTCCAAACTTGTTCTCCAATCCTCTAAACCAAGATGTAAATGCATTGAAGTCTGATTTAGAAACCTTTGAAATTTCACCAAGACCAGCAAGGTTGGATATCGACTTTGCCAACGAAGAAGAACGATCAATCGATGTGATATACTTATCGAGAGATTCGTTTTCCTTAGCGGTAGCAGGTCTCGCAACTCCAGCAGCGATTCGATACTCCTCAAGCTTGGAGTCTTTCGGAAGCTTGAGATAGGCTTTCTTCAAAGCTTCTTGATCCCGATTTGGGTTGGACAGCAACAGATTGAAATCATCGACAGCCTTGTTTTCAGCTTCCGCTTTGCGTTCAAAAGCGAAATCGCGATTCTTCTGCCTGTATTCCTCTCCAAGAATATTGTACTGAGCCACTGCTTCCTCTGGAGACATCTTGGAAATATCAATAACACTGGGAATTTCCCCCTTTTGCTGAAGGAACATAAGCCCCGCTTTTGCTTGGTTTCCTCTCTCTTCAGCAGGAATTCTGCTTTGAGATCTCGCCACTTCCTGTTGGAACATCGCCTTGAGCTGGCCAACTGGCATGTCTGGTGAAGCTTTGACACCATAAGCAGCAAGACCCGAAACAAGTTCTGGAACCTCCAGATCTCTTGTTTGCCGTAACTCAGCTTCCCTCTCTTTCATTCTGGCTTGCGACTCGGCAGCAGCAACTTGGAACGCAGGTTCTGCCTGATATTGAGACGGCCCCATAGTCTGTCCATATCCGAACAGCTTCCCTTCAGTGGCAGCAATCTGTTTACGAAGAGACTTGTTCCTAAAATCGGCCATCTTCTCCTCAAGCGTTGCGCCCTCAGGAGCAGCAATTCCCTGCTGAAGCGCATTGATCATCAACTGACGCTCAAGCATCCGCTGCTCATCCCGCTTGCCAAACTCCTCCTGTAGCAACGCCTGACGCGCCCTAGCGGCCTCCTGAGCGCGTTGAGTGCCTCCGGTGATCTGGCCAGCCAAGCCGCCAGTCAGGACGTTGAAGATATTGGAAGCGATACCAGGACGATACTGAGCTTGCGCCTCGATGTTGGCGGGATCGGGATAATTAGGTGTAGCCATAGGTTAGTAGCCTCCAGCGAAAGTGTTTTTCTTGCGAAGTGTTCCGGGTTCGATGGGCATGGGCATTGCGCTGCGATCAGGATTGAGTTCGCTGCCAACGGGTTCTGGAACCGGAGGATTTCCGTAGGCTTTCATTCGCTCTTCCAGACGGCGTTGGAGTTCCTCATCGCGAATCTGCTGCATAGCAATGGCCCGCTGCTCCAGCTTGTCGTTCATGCCGCTGGCCTGACCGTAGATGCCTCCGGTCAGCAGGTTTCCGAGGCGTTCCATGATGCTCGGATCATACTTCGCAGCTTCGCGAACTAGCTCCGGGTTAGCGCGGAATGCCTCGGCCTCAGCGAGCTTCTGACGCTCAAGCTCCTTGTCGCGCCCGCTGAGGCTATTGTACAAGCCAGCGGTGGCAAAGTTCGCAGCGTTCTGGAGGAAGTTCTCGAAAGCCATGATGATTACCTTCTCAAATCATTGAGCATGGATCGACCGGCCATGCGACCGTTCATCACGCGCATTGCGGCAGCGAGGATCTCATCAGGATCGTAGTTAATGTATCCGTTGTACGGGTTCAAAGCCTCCTGCATCCGTCGAGCGGGAATCGGAACAGTGGTTGGTTCAACGATTGACGGAGTTGATGTGACCGAAGATCCCGGAAGGGTGATCGGCTTAGGTGGCTTTGGAGGAGTAACCGGAGCGACCGGAGCGACCGGAGGCTGACTCAGATCCAAGATCGGAGTCGATGTAACCGAAGATCCCGGAAGCACGATTGGAAGCCTGCCGGGAAATCCAACAAGCCCTGTTCCACCGGAAGTTACTACCGTACCATCCTCAAGCTTGATTGTAGTCGGAGGTGTTCCGGCTCCTGTAACCCCACCGGAAATTGGCGATAAAGGATTGTAGGTATCGGAAGTGAGAGTTCCATCCACCGGCTTGACGCTCTCATTGCTTGGCGGGGCTTGAAACTCAAATTCACCCTTCCTCCAGTTGTATGGAGCCTCTCGACCATACGCATCAAGACCGTAAAAAACGTCACCAATCCTAACTCCCCCCATGTCTGGGACCAAATCACCAAGCTTATATCCCGGATAACCGGGAAACTCGTCAACCGTATCGCTAGGCGATGCCGCTGTTGAATCGGTGGTATCGTTTGCCATAGCTCAAGCCTTAGGAACCAAGCTCTTGATCCGACCGATCATCCAGTTGGCCACCAACTTCTTCGCCTTCGGTTTATCCTTAAGCCACTTCGCGAACTTCTCCGCGTTGCTGTCATAGAAGCTCTTGAACCAAGCGGGTCCAACGAGTTCCTTCCAGAAGTAGAACGCTTCCCACTGATCGGGAATGCACTCGCGAGCGACGTAGCAACCAGCAGCACTTCCGAGTGCGCCGATTGCTCCGGTGACACCTTTGAGGATTGCCAACGGTGAGCCAGCCTGCGAAGCCTCGAACGCGTTCTGGGCGTTCTGGAGCGCAAAGCTGGAACCGGTCTGAAGCAACTGACCAGGGCTGGCTTGCTGCATGCCTTGAATATACTGAGGAGAAGCGAACGGAGACGCACCCTGCTGGAGTCCACCAAGTTGAGCGGCTTGCGAGACGATGGGCTGGAGACCCAGAGCGGACTGAATGTTCGCAATGTTCTGCTGCTGGGCACCCTGACGCTGCTGCTGCGAAGCCATCTGGCCCGCAAAGGTCTGTTGCTGAGCGGTGTTCCGCTGACCGGTGGCTGCGAGGATATTCTGGAAAGATTCCTGAGCTTGACGATTGGCGACATCGCTCGTGGTTTGGCCGCTCTGGAGTAGGCCAAGAGCTTGCTGACGACGTTGGACATCGGCATTCGCAATAGCCTCACCCACCGCCCGCGCCTCGCGGAAAGCGGAAAGGTTGCCGAGGATGTTTCCGGTAGCAGTGCCACGAGCGCGAACGGCTTGCTCGGCGGCTCGGATCATTGCGGGATCAAGCGTTCCGGCTTGAGCGAGACCGGCACTGATCTGGCGTTCGAGGTTGCTGCGGATGTTCGCTGCTTCGCCAGTATCCTGCGGGCCGGTAGGCATGCCGACACGCTCGTAGGTGGGGGCAGCAGGAGCGGTCTCGGCAATGGGGCGTTGCCCAATGCTCTCCATGAAGTTCTCATAGAGACCATAGCGTTTAGGATCAGCGGCCTTAAGCTCTTTAAGGCGTTGCTCGGCAAACTGAGTTCCATACTCCTTTGCGAGATCGAGTTGAGCCTTAGTCTGTTCAGGGGCAAGAGATGCTAGTGCGCGAGCTGTTTCGCGTGTGGCATCGATGTCAGACATGCCGCTGAAATTAACCGTTCGGTACTCACCGGTTTCTTTGCCGTTTTTGTAGATTGGAACCCGAACCTCTCCTCCAATCCGAGACGCTGCCTCGATCTGCCGTTGAAGCGGAAAGGTTTCGATCGAAGCCATGACAGCCTCGCGATTTGCCGCCGCCATATCCGGTGCTTTATATGATCCGCCCATAGGAAATCCTTCGGTTCATTAGGAGTTTGAAGTATCTGTTGAAATCGTACAAACGGGAAACGCCTCTGCTGAATCCGCCCACCTTGGTGACCTTATCTGAACAGACAGTCATCATGGCCAACCAGAGAGTCTGAACAGCTTCCGGCTCAACCCCAATTACCATCTCGATCCAAGCGATGTGGCCATCAGGGAAGTTGTTGTTGATGTCTTCCGCTTCCTCGATTGAGTTCAGGAAACGAACAGCTCCGACACCAATGCACTCGCCCTTTTCATTCTTGATGATCCCGATCTGCTTCATCTTGTTGAAGATGCCGATCCAGTTCAGGAGCTGATCATCGTTCCATGTGGAACAAGTTGGCCAATGAAGCCTGAGCAGCTTAGCTGCTTCGATGATAGACGGATGTGCGTTCATTGCTGAGGACGCACGGAATCGACGAAGCCAGAGAGAATGGCGGATTGGAATGACAGGCGACCGCCCGCATTGGTTTCAACCTTAAATTGGATCGAGTTCCATCGGCCCTTGCTGATGAGGTTGTAGGCTTTCAGGAACTTCTGAGAACTGGTGATGCTCAGGCCAGAATCAATCGTAGAGAATGTTCCAGTCATGTCCTTGGCGTAGGAAACGGTAACACCTGTATTCTGGGTGGTGTACGGGTTATCGAACGCAAGCTGGATGCTGTACCCGATCTTGTCGGGGATGGGTTCCCCAAGGTTGTAAGCCTTGGTGGTCACCGAGGACTGGTATTGCGAGCCACCATCCAAATAGGAAGAAACCGGTGTTGGTACGGTGCGAGTGTTTGGCAGGTAGTCGTTGAATGACCAGACCTGATTACTTGCCGAAGACACTGCGGTCATATCGCCAGCGAACATCAGCACAGGGCCAAAGCTTGAGAACGATGTGGCAAAGAAGTCGTTCACTTGCCAGTTGTCCCAGTATCCAAGCCAAGAGCGGGCCAGTGAGTGGTATACGATGATCGCGTTATTCCGAGGGATCAGGTCTTCGAGTTCAAGATGGTAACCGTTTTCGAGAAGCATCGCATACTCGTTTTCGAGACCAACACCGAACGGTCCTTCCTGAATGAACGGAACTGCGAGCAGGTATCGGTTATTCCAGAACACACCGTCGCAGAGTTCGAGGCGCGTCTTGTCAATGCGGCTGATGAGATCGTTGATCGGGCTGCTGAGCGCGAGTCCAACGCTGGTCTGAGTACCCGCTTGGATCTGGGCCATCGAGCGGATGCCGTCACGAGACAGGAAGAAAACGTCAGCACCCACCGCAGCAATGGATCGGTGCGAGGAGCAGCCGATGTTTCCGCTGACGAGCGAGATAGACCAATCGGCTGGATCAAGCGTGGGATCGGCATCCACAGTCCAGATGGACCGCTCCTTGAACACGAGCAAGCGGTATCCAAACCACGAGTAGAGACCACGAATCGGATCGCCATCGCCACCAACGCGAATGGAACCAAGCGGATCCCAAGATTCACCATCGAGAATGTCCGAGAAGTAAAGGGTATCGGGAGGAACCGTAGTATCTGCCGAAACGCACCAGAGACGATTGGTATGCGTTGTGAGGTAGAGAGGCTTGGCAGGAGGCGTGAGCGATACAAAAGCTACGGCGTGAGATGAATGAGCCGGAGAAATAGTAATCGCTGGAGCGGTCGTATAGCCGCTTCCAGGATTGGTAATTGTAATTGCAACCAAATTGCCATCATTAGCAACAATAGCAACAGCGGTAGCTGTAGTCCCGCTTGGTGGAGCAGAGATTGTTACATTTGGAATCGTGGAAAAATTTGATCCCTGATTGATGACATCGATGCGGCTGATTTTACCGGCAGCGATGGATGCGTTCGAGTTAGAGCTGTTGACATAACGCAGTGCGCTATAGCCATCCGCGTAGAACAACTTCTCGTTGAGCTGAGCAAAGTAAACGTATCTCGCGAGAGGATTGATCGTAGATCCGCTGATGACGTTGTACGAAATACCAGGAGATCCGTAGTACAACAGATTGGTGTTTGCGTTGATATCATTCAGCGCGATTACCAGACGCTCTGAGGCGGACGTATCAAAGTAGAAGCCAGAGTAGACTTGGCAGTTGACTGGGAGGTTGGAGGCGAAGTTGGCAGTGGTGGACTCCCAGTTCGTGATAACGTCTTCCCAGTTGGTAGTGATGCTGTTGCCAACCAGTGAAACGGACCCGAGACGAGTGACAAGGTTTCCAAAGTCATCGTAGTCCATGTTGATGGCCAATTCCAAGCTTGTGGCCGGAATGGCATCTGGACGAGTAGCTGAAACGACACCAGTGCTGAACCCATTGCTTCCATCTAGAAGCATCTGGTCGTCGAGTGCGTCTGAGGATTGGAATGGCATTAGGTGATGTCCTGAAAGGTGTAGTCGTAGAGGCTGTCAGGAATGATGCGGCTGATCTGCTGCTGCTGGCCTCGCTCCATGTCCTTCATAATGGACACTTGAGCCGCGCCTTCTTGGAACTTCGCTTGGGCTTTGCCGTACTGCCGCGAGTATTCGAGGAGATCGCCTTCGGTGTAGGCCATCAGTGCATTCTCAACACCGTGCAGCTCGAAGTTGCTGTCGTTGGTGATGGTCTGAGCCTCACCGAACTGACGCATCTGGGACTGCTTCTTGCCGAGAACGAAGAGGGTTCCGTTGACGTTGGGAACTGGGATGAGCTTGATCCTCGGGACACCGGCCAGTCCGTAGGCAACGTCCATGTTGCGGACCCAGTTCACGAAGTTGTTGGGCGTGGACTTACGGCTATCGACGTTGTTCCAGGTGTTGGGATCGAGCTGGAAGAATGACACCCATTCAGCGGACGGGATTTCGATGCCATCGGTATCGCCATCAATCGTGAACTTCGCGGCCACCGGGAAGTCCATGTACATATTGTATCCGGTGTTCGAGGAGTAGGCCGTGGTGACGAAGGTGTTGATCGTATTGATCTCATCGCCATCAGCGACAGAGATAGAGGTTACTCCGAGGGTATCGTTCCATAGGCACGAATCCCAGATCATGGAGTAGCGGCGGATACAGAACTTCTTGGCCAACGTGAGCGTGGCCGAGTCCGTGAACGACAGCTTATCGCAAGCTGCTTGCGCTACTTCAGAGGGTTTCATTAGGCGAAGTACTCCTGAGCCGTGATCGTCGAGGTGGTGCTTTGCTGGACGGAACCACTTATGTTGAAGTTCAAATACAGGTCACTAGATCCATAAATGTGAATCTTGTATGCAACAGCAGAGGCGGTATTGGGTGAATCAAGAAACTCTATCTTAACATTGTTGATCGACTCAATCTCACCGTCTTCGTAGCTGGCAGAAGCGATTCCAACTATTCCAGTACCAGTGCTTGTTCCAATCTCAGTTCCGTTTCTAGTTAGCCTGAAAACGCAGTTTTTGGAATCACCAGTTAAAAACGAATAGTTGATAACGGCAGAAACAAGAATGTTTGAATCGCCGCTTCGTGGAGTAATAGAAACCGATATTACATCAGCACCAGATCCAGTGGTATTTGCCTCAATGCTTGCTCTGGCTTTGTTTGCAGTCTGCTTACATTGAGGTGAGTTCAATGAAGTCTGAACAAACTGACTGGAGTTAGAAGCCCGAAGTCTTCCAGTCGAATCAAGAATAATAACCTTATCGGTATCTGTATCAACATTCTGAGTGGTGATGTTCGGGAATGTAACAACATTCGCGTTCACCGTCAGGAGATCTGCGTCAGCATTACCAATAGTGGTATTGCCGTTTACCGTCAGGTTACCACTTGCGGACAAAGAAGTTCCACTAATAGAAGAGCTAGATCCAATCGAACCGGTTACAGTAAGGTTGTTCGATATGACAGTAGCACCAGTAACATTGAGGGTGCTATTGATTGTTAACGGATTGGCGAATGATACGTTTCCAAAAAACGATGCATTTCCATTGCATGTGAAGGTTGAGCTGAATGTTACCGATGAAGCAGTAAGGCTTCCGGCAAACGAACTTGATGCGGCGGCGTTGGTTTGGACGATGTTTCCAAACACGGACAGATTACCCGCGCTCGTGGAGATGTTGCTAGTGACCGCGAGGGTGGACGAGAGATTGGCGGCACCAGTGACTGCCAGAGTGGACGAGAGGGTAGTAGCACCGGTAACGGTCAGGGTGGATGAAAGGTTGGTGGCACCGGTCACACCGAGCGTAGAACCAATGGTGGCCAACCCAGAGACTGCGAGGCTCGAAGCCAGTCCGGTGGCACCCGTGACATTCAGGGTACCGACAATGTTGGCTGCGGTTGTGGAGATCTGGAGCGCGGAATTGGTTCCGCCGCCATCGCTGATGCTCCTGAGACTTCCGGTAAGACTGGCGTTGTCGGAGGTCTTGAGTAGGCCAATG